ATGAATTTGCCTAATGCCGCAAAGCATTGTGGTATGACCGAGAAGGAAATGAAATTGACCTTCTGGGAATTTTTGAAATACAACAAACCTGATTATGAAATCTCTCAAGACTCCCCTCAGGTACCCAGGAGGTAAATCCCGTGCCTGTACAAAACTAGATCAATACATTCCTAATCTTGATGGGTATAGTGAATATCGTGAACCCTTTTTAGGTGGCGGTAGTGTTGCAATTCACATTACCAAAAAGTATCCACATCTTGACGTGTGGGTAAACGATCTGTATGAACCTCTCTATAACTTTTGGAGAGTTCTCCAAGATGATGGATATAATCTATATAAGAAACTTCAGGAACTTAAATCTAGATATCCTGATCCTAGTTCTGCAAAAGGTCTTTTCCTTGAATCAAAAGAGTATCTAAATGATGAATCCAATAATGACGCTTTATGGCGTGCTGTCAGTTTTTATACTATCAATAAGTGTTCTTTTTCTGGTCTCACCGAGTCATCCTCCTTCAGCAAACAAGCAAGTGACTCAAACTTCTCAATGCGAGGAATTGAAAAACTACAAGGATACACAAAGATAATTGAGAACTGGAAGATCACCAATCTCAGTTATGAGCAACTTCTTACTGACCATAAGAACATTTTTACTTACTTAGATCCACCATATGAGATTGGTTCTAATCTATATGGTAAGAAAGGAAGTATGCATAGTGGATTTAATCACGACCACTTTGCTGTCAAGTGTGACCGATTTGTTGGTCCTCAACTCATATCTTATAATTCATCTCAACTTATCAAAGAAAGATTTGATGGGTGGCAAACAGGTGAATTTGATTTAACATATACTATGCGATCTGTTGGTGAGTATATGCGTGAACAGAAAGATCGTAAGGAACTTTTACTTTTTAATTATGGAACTAAAGGATTGGTTGAATAGTATTAATCAGACTAAAGAAAATTTGATTGATGAAGATCCATCTCTTGAAAAAGAATATCCTCCTTATATTATTAACCGCTGTTTTTCTGGTCATCTTGATGCAATTATATTTGCAAATGAGATGAATCAGCATCATTTTCTTCCGAAGAAAATGCAATATGATTTTTATCTAAATACTTTGAGGAAAAAGAAGAGATTCTCTCCTTGGCTCCGACAGGATAAAATCAAAGACCTTGATTATGTCAAACGTTATTATGGTTATAGTAATGAAAAGGCAAAGCAATCTTTGAAAATTCTCACAGAAGAACAACTTAATTTTATTAAATCAAAATTTGATATTGGAGGAAAAAGATGAGCGTGGTTCAAGAACCCGAAGTGAAGTGGACACCTGAACAAATGGTTGAAGTGGTTCTTAATGAACCCGATGACTTTTTGAAAGTGCGTGAGACTTTGACTAGAATCGGAGTGGCGTCAAGGAAAGAGAAAAAAATCTATCAATCCTGTCACATTTTACATAAGCAAGGTAGATATTACCTTGTACACTTTAAAGAATTATTTGCATTGGATGGTAAACACGCTAACCTTACGGTTAATGATGTTCAACGCCGCAATCGTATTGCTCAACTGCTTGCCGATTGGGGTCTAATTGGTATTGTAGATGTCTCTAAAATTCAGGATATCGCTCCGCTTAATCAGATTAAAGTACTTGCTTACAAAGACAAGCAAGACTGGATTCTTGAAACTAAGTACAATATTGGATCGAAGAAGAAAAAGGTTGAGGAAACCGAGTAGGAATAAATAAAGGAAGGCATATAACCTTCCTTTTTTAATGTCCTTATATCAACGGTTGATAAAAAAAACATTAAGAGAAAATGTAATTCCTTTCACTGGTGATAGGAGTAGATCGTCTTGGAGAAAAAAAATATTAAGGGAATTTGGTGAGTGGGCACCTATTGATAGTCCTGGACCAACTAATAGCACCTCCACAACATTTGGATATTTTGTTGGCGGAGAACCAGCGGTAAATTATGAAACTGGACAGCAGATAACATTTACATACTCTGGTCTTGATGGTGTTGAAAATTATCCAACAAGTATAACTATTGATCAAGGATTTGGTGAAGTTCATACTACCGATTCACCACCATTCAGTCAAGTTGGTGTTCAGGGATATACTGCGAAGTTAAATCCAAGATATAAGGAAGCACAGGAAAAATATAAAAAAGAATATGATGAATTTAAAGCAAAAAGTGATGCAAATTTCCAAGCGATAAAAGACACTCTCAAATCTTTTGGGACTAGTTGGGAAGAGATGAGAGCAAGTAAGAAATGGGTGAAGAAGTTACCTGATGGAACTGTTGTTGCTATTGTCCCAACTGGTTCAAATCCAAGTCTGATGGATTGGACTAATAATGTTAAAGTCGTGAAGATGAAGCAATGTGCTAATGCTTCTGGACCAATGACTATTAACTATAATCCTCCAGGACAATATCAAGATTGGGTTGTAGAAAACGCTGAAATCCAGAATGAGGTGTATCTGGAAATTGGTGAACCACCAAAACCACCAATGGAATCAGAATACCTGATGCCTAGGAGAACTGATTATAGAGATGTTAATCCACTTCTTGATGCATCTCAAGAGTCTGCACAGCAAGTTGGTGCTGATTATATGATGAATGCAAGAGTCCAAGATGCTCCTGAACAACCATCTTTCCTTACAAAGAAAAATACTCCTAAACAACCATCTAAAAGGGGAAGAGTACAGGTTGCTAACAATACCTCTATGCTACCAACTTTTAATGGGGTTCCAAGATATAATCCACTTGCAAATCCTCAAATACCAGATGGATTTCCACTTTCAGATGCTATTGCTAATACTTTAAGATATACTACTGGCAATTATGATCCAAAAGTTCCAGTTAAAGGTGGGCAATCTGCTGCATTAGAACTTTCGATGTTAAACACTATGTCTAATGCAATAAACAGTGGAACACTAAGTAGAGATCCTGGTAGACCAGGATTTTTTAAAGTTGGTGTTAGATATGATGGTATTCCAAAACCTAACAGTCCAGAAGGAACAGAATTTGCCCGTAATGACTGGGAAGGTGATGGTTCTATCGGAAATAATTATGCAACTAATATGTCTGCACAGGGATTATTGCAAATTTATAGTTTTAAACCAACCAAGAACGGAATACTTGTTAAAGATAGATTTAATCTAGATGGAAGTAGAAATGCTGGTGCTGTCAGAGCAATTCCTGGTGCTCAACAAGTAGTTGATTTTCTTGTTAATATGGGAGATGATAAAATTAGACAGAGAGGTGGAAATCCAAAGGATGATGCAACTGCTGGATTTGATTTGGAATATGAAATTCCATGGGAAAGAGTTCCAAATAATCACCCATTGAGAGGAAATATGAAAGAATCAACCTGGGATAGAATTCAAAAATATCGGTAAACCACATAAATAATAGTGAGACCTTTCGTGCGGTCTCTACAAAAGTCGGAACACCCTATAAGCAGGTACGGTTTTCTCCGTATCTGCTTTTTTCGTTTTGTGGTTAAATAGTATTGGATGCCTTCGGGGTCCACAAAACACAAACTCGCTTTTAAAGGAGCTACAATCATGGGAAACCTTGCACGGTACACTGCTGCGGACCTACCTGCGTTGATGGAACGCATAAATAGGAATAGCATAGGAATGGATGAATACTTCGATAGGTTGTTTAATCTCCACGAAACAACGAAGAATTATCCACCATTTAATCTAGTTACGATCAGCGAAGTAGAATCGAAATTAGAAATTGCACTTGCAGGATTTAAAAAGAAAGAAGTAAATGTCTACACACAAGACGGAAAACTCTTTGTCGAAGGACAGAAAGAGGATACCGAATCAGAAACTAATTATGTCCACAGAGGAATGGCTCAACGATCTTTCACCAGATCTTGGACATTGGCAGAGGACACGGAAGTTAGATCAGTTGAATTTGAGGATGGGTTGCTAACTATTGTTCTTGGTAGGATCGTACCTGAACATCATCAGAAAAAAGTTTGGTTTTAACCAATTTATATGCTACAATAAGGGGGTCAAACAACCCTCTTTTTTATGGATAAAATTGACACACAGGGTATGAGTCTTCCTGGTAAATCAAAGAAACCAAGTAGTTATGATCCTATGCCTGTGAAGCATCGTACAATCTTCACACCACAAGAACGTATGGAGTTGAAGCAAATTATAAATGAAGCACTTGATGAGAGGGAACAAGCATGAAGTTCAAAGCATTAGTATTCATCCGTCTACGATCACAGGTGGATGACTCACCAGGCAATGCCGTGAGAGACGCCTGTAAGCGATTGTCTGAGTTAGATATCAAGAAACTTAGACTTGGTAAGGTGATTGATGTTTGGTTGGAAGCAGAGAGCAGAGAGTATGCTGAGAAGGAACTTGAAATGCTTTCCGATAGA